CCCGTAATGGCCCCGGCTCCTCCTCCCGCACCGCCCCCGGCCCGAACAGCGGAAGCCGTGGCGAAGCCCAAGCGGACCAACACCAAAGAGATGATTGCTGCCAGGTCTGGCGATGCCGCCACAAGGCGCAAGCGTGGCAAGTCTTCTCTCCGAATCCCGATGACGGGATCGGGACTTAACTACTAAGGATCTACGCCATGATGACGCAAGGTGCTGCTCAGAGTGCATACACCAAACTGTCCGCACTCCGAGACCCCTACATCCGCAGAGCACGGGATGCCTCTAAGCTCACCATCCCCACGGTCATGCCGGATGAAGGGCACAATGCGACCAGCAAGCTCCCCACGCCTTATCAGTCCGTGGGAGCGCGTGGCGTCAACAACCTCGCTTCGGCCCTTCTCCTGAGCCTTCTACCGCCTAACTCCCCATTCTTCCGGTTGGTCATTGACCAGACCGCACTGAATGAGATGGAGGGCCAGGCGGATGGGGCTCAGATCAAGACCGATATCGAGGGGGCGTTGTCTAAGATCGAACGCTCAGTCATGAGCGAGATCGAGACTCAGGCCCTCCGGGTGCAAGCCTTTGAGGCCCTTCGTCACCTGATCATCACCGGCAACGTGTGCCTCCATCTTCCCGAAGGCGGGGGGATGCGGGTGCTGCACCTGGACCGCTATGTCGTCAAACGTGACGCCATGGGCAACCCCCGGAAGATCATCACTAAGGAATCGGTGGCCCCGGAGATGCTTCCAAAGGAAGCTCAGCCGTTGGCCAGCGAGCACTTGGATGTTACGTCGAGTGAGAACTCGGTTGACATCTACACCTGTGTGAAGACTAGGGATGATGGCAAGATTGAGGTCTACCAAGAGGTAGGCGGGTCCGTTATCCCTGGCTCTTCGGGTGTCTTTGATTCCGATAAGTCCCCTTACATTGTCCTCCGAATGGCCCGTACTGAGGGAGAGGACTATGGCCGGGGATACGTTGAGCAGTACATCGGGGATCTCAAGAGCCTTGAGAGCCTGACGCAGAGCATTGTGGAGGCTTCGGCGGCAGCCGCTAAGGTCTTGTTCCTTGTATCACCCAACGGGGTCACCCGATCTCGTGTACTTGCGGAGGCACCCAATGGTGGCATTGTGGAAGGGTCCGCAGCGGACGTATCGGTTCTACAGCTTAATAAGGCTGCGGACCTGTCAATCGCATACCAAACGATACAAACGATCAGCGAGCGTCTGTCTTATGCATTTCTCCTGACAGACAACGCCATTCGGAACGCCGAGCGGGTCACCGCTGCGGAGGTCCGCCTGGTCACCCAAAGCATTGAAAGACAACTGGGCGGCATCTACAGCGTACTCTCTCAAGAGTTCCAGATGCCCCTCGTTCAGCGGTTGATGGATCAGATGCAGAGAGACAAACGACTCCCTGAGCTGCCCTCCGATCTGGTCCATCCCGCTATCATTACCGGCATAGACGCCCTTGGGCGTGGCAACGATCTCAACAAGATGGACGAGTTCCTGCTTGGTGTCGGGCAACTGCTCGGCCCGGAGGCCCTAAGTCAGTTCGTCAACATGCGGGAGTATATGGACCGCAGGGCGATGGCACTGGGCATCGACACCGAGGGGCTCATCAAGAGTGAAGAGCAGATTCAATCCGAACAGCAGCAAGCTATGATGATGCAGGCTGCTCAGACTTTCGGCCCACAGGTCATCGACGCGATGTCCCAAGAGGCCGCTCAACCCCCAATAGATGAGGCATAGGGACATGGACGCACAACGTATTCAAGTGTCGGGCGAGACCACCGGGTCTGAAGCCCCTAACCAACCAATGTATGAGGGCTCCGAAGCTAATGAGCAGGAAGTCATGCCGCAGGGGCAAGCCGAACAAGCTTCCGAACAACAGGCCTTTGAAGTCCCGGACAAGTTCATTCAAGAAGATGGGACCGTCGATGTCGAAGCCCTCGCCAAATCATACGCCGAACTCGAAAAGATGCGATCAGGTGTGTCTGAAGAAGCCGAACAGATGCCCGAAGACGCCGAACTGCCCGAGGGGGCGGAGGGTGGCCTCGTGTCCCAGGACGAGTTGCAAGACTTCACCCAACAAGTGCTGCAAGACGGCGATATTTCCGAGGATGCCTATGCTGATCTCGAATCTCGCGGGCTCCCTCGTGACTTGGTGGAAGCGTATGTGGCAGGTCAAAAGGCCCTGATGACTGAACAGCAGTCCTCACTGCTGGAGTCGGTTGGTGGTCGAGAGTCCTACGAGGCCCTTACGGCCTGGGCTGCTGAGAACCTCTCGGAAGCCGAGCAGGACGCATACAACACGGCCATGGACACCAACGACGTCGAGACCGTCAAGATGAACATTCAGGGACTCTTCGCCCGCTACCAGCAGGCCGAGGGACGTCCCAATCTGATCGCGGGAGAAGTCGGTAGCACTGGTGCTTCCACTTCCTTCCGCTCGTGGGCCGAAGTCACCAAGGCCATGAAGGACACTCGATACCGGAATGATCCGGCCTATCGGGCTGATGTAACAAACCGCCTTGCGGTTTCTAACCTCCAGTAAGGGGACATGCCGTGGACACTAAACCCGGATATAGAACAACTGAGTTTTGGATGAGCTTGATCGCCGTCGTACTCGGAGCCCTGGTGGCTTCTGGAACCTTCACTCTTGAAGGTACTTCGGCTCAGGTCGTTGGCTTGGTGCAGTCTGCACTGGTTGCCCTTGGGTACACCGGAGCCAGGCTCACGCTGAAACGGACAGCAGAATGATTGAAGCCATAAGCATGGCCTTTGTGGCCTTGTTCAAGGCTTTGATCCCATTTATGTGGGAGAAGGCGAATGAAGCACCTACTGCACAGGATGCTCCTGATGTGCCTGCTAACGTCCGCCGTCGTTGGAATGAACGGCTGCGGCGGCACAAGAGTAGTCTTCGTCCCTGAATCAGATGCACTCGTAAGACTTGGCCCCGGAATACGGGGTCATGTCTATTACTGGAGCGGCTCCGCGTGGGAGCTGTCCAGCAATTCGGTAGACCTTCCAGAAGGTTGGTATGCCGGATCTATTTCGTCGCAAGAAGTCCCTGCGAATTAGGAACTGGCCCGTCGAGGCGGATAACCAGTGGTCCGAGGCGTGAAGGATAGTGACACCCTTTTCAATCCTTAACCACAAAGAGGTTTACTACTATGGCTATGGCACTTTCACGGTCGGGGCTCGTCAATAACGGCGGCACGGCTGATGCACTGTTCCTTAAGCAGTGGGCCGGGGAAGTCATCGCGAGCTTTGAAGAAGCAAACGTGATGATGCCCTTGCACACCGTGCGGACTATCCAGTCCGGGAAGTCTGCGCAGTTCCCTGCTATCGGCAAGGCAACTGCTTCCTATCACACTCCTGGTGAGTCAATCATCGAAGATACCGAAGCTGGTGGTGCAAACTACCTGTCGGCGATCAAGCACAACGAGAAGGTTGTCACGATCAATGAGATGCTTATCTCGGCTGCCTTCGTTGCCAACCTTGACGACGCCAAGAATCACTACGATGTACGTTCCGAGTACACCAGGCAGATGGGATTTGCGTTGGCTAATGAAGCCGACAAGAACCTGATCCGCTACGGCCTCGTCGGCGCACGCACTACGACAGATCGTTTCGGTGCAACCATCGACCAGACCATCGACATCGGTAACGCCGACAGCGGTGATCACCTCCTGGGCGGCATCATTGATGCAGCACAGAAGCTCGATGAAGCTGATGTACCCGCCAATGATCGGTTCTGCGTGATGAACCCAGCAGAGTATTACCTGCTCATCAATGAGAACAAGGATGCTATCAACCGTGATTACGGCAACGATGGCAACGGTTCCATTGCAAGCGGTGTGGTCCTCAGCGTTGCTGGCATCCAGATCCTGAAGTCCAATCATGTCCCCACGGCAGATTGGGTTGTAGCAGCCGGTGATAACGGTACTGCTACCGGCACCTACGATTTCGCAGGCACCGCAGGCACGACCACCAAGGCACTCGTCTTCCAGCGTAGTGGTCTTGGATCGGTCAAGCTCATGGATCTCGCAATCGAGTCCGAGTACCAGGTGGAGCGTCAGGGAACCCTGATGGTCGCTCGGTACGCGATGGGCCACGATGTTCTCCGAGAGGAAGCTCTCGTCGAACTGGCTGTCTGATCCCATTAGGCCACTGTCCCGGCCACTCGGTGGTGGCCCCCTTCGGGGGGCCACTACCTTTCTCTTAAGGAATACCCATGGCACTCGCTAACACTACCCGGCTGGAAGCCGTCAACACGATGATGTCTGTCATCGGTGAGGCTCCAGTAAACACCCTTGACGCGGCGAGTCAGACTTCAGATGTCATCATGGCCATGAAGATCCTCGACGAAGTTTCCCGTGAAATCCAAAGTGCGGGGTGGAACTTCAACCGCGAATACGAGGTCTCTCTCAGTCCCAACACCTCCAACGAGATTGTTCTCAGTGAGAACGTCGCTCGAATCGATGTGGAGCCTGAGAACGCTGGTACTACTCAGTACATCCAGCGAGGCCAGAAGATTTACAACAAGACTGACAAGACCTTCACGATCACCGACGCCCTCAAATGCACTGTGATCTACCTGCTCGACTGGACCGATCTGCCCCAGGCAGCCCGTCAGTACGTCATGATCCGAGCAGCCCGTAAGTTTCAGGATCGAGTCGTGGGGTCCAGTAAGCACCACGACTTCAACCAGAACGATGAGTTCCAAGCTCTCATTACGCTTCGAGAGGCAGAGAGCGATGGCGGCGATTACACCATCTTTGACAACTACGACGTTTACCGCGTCATTGATCGCGGTGAAGTTAGGAACAGGATCTCCTGATGGCTTTAGTTTCCAAGGGCATCTCCAACCTTATCGGGGGCGTATCACAGCAACCCGATAGCGCAAGGTTTGAAAACCAATGTGACGTACAGGACAACGCAGTACCGAGTGTGCTGGACGGCCTGACTAAACGGATGCCCACGGAGCATGTCGCCAAACTGTCTACGACAGCAACTGGTAACGCCTCTGACTACTTCATCCACACAATCAACCGTGATGCCGATGAGCGGTATGTGGTCACAGTCAAGGCCACAAACACCGGGACGACTCTGACGGTCCACGATGTCGATGGGACCCCCAAGGTTGTTAAGGACGCTGCGGGCAATGTTGTGGATGCTACGGACCTGGCGTACCTAAACATGCCAGACGCCTCAACCCCGGCAGATATCAACCTCCGTGCTCTGACGATTGCGGACTACACGTTCTTCGTCAACAGGACTGCCACCGTCACCATGGATTCCTCTGTGGTCACGGCCCGAGACCCCGAAGCCTTGGTGTTTGTCAAGCAAGGGGATTACGAGACCAACTACTCGGTTACCATTGGCACCAACCCCTTAACGTATCAAACTGATGCGGCGACCGATACTGACGCTCGTCAACACATTAACACCGATTACATCGCAGATCAGTTTGATGGAGCAATGACGGGCTACACCGTGGCTCGCTCCGGCGGTGTGGTGTGGTTCAAACGCTCCTCTGACTTTACTGTTGATGCCTCGGACGGCCTGGGCGACACCGCCATTTCAGTTATCAAAGATGAGGTGCAGAACCTCAGTGACCTTCCGACCACGGCCCCCAACGGCTTTCGGGTCAAGATTGTCGGAGATGCTACCGACACACGAGATGACTACTACGTCAAGTTTGTAGCTGATGATGCGGCGTTCGGCTCAGGGCACTGGGAAGAGTCCACCCCGGATAACATCAAATACAAGTTCACCCCCGCAACCATGCCGCATGTGCTGGTGCGTCAAGCCAACGGCGAGTTCGTCTTCGGACCCTGTGATGGCTCCCACGCCACCCTGCCCACATGGGGCGAGAGGAACTGTGGGGACGAGGTAAGCAACGCTGACCCCACCTTCGTCGGGACCACGATCCGCGACCTCGTGTTCTTCAAGAACCGATTGGCCTTCTTGGCTGATGAGAACGTGGTGATGTCCGAGACGGCTGAGTTCTTCAACTTCTGGAGAACCACAGTAACGGACCTCATGGACGCCGACCCCATTGATGTGGCCTCCACACACTCCACGGTCTCCATCTTGCAGTCCGCTATTCCGTTCGCCAGGCAGTTGGTGCTGTTCTCAGAGCAAACGCAGTTCGTCCTCCAGGGCACTGCACCTCTAAGCCCACGCACTGTCGCCATGACGAAGACCACAAACTACGAGTCCCTGTCAGACGTCAGACCCGTCACCATAGGGTCGTCGATCTACTTCGGTTTCAACCGAGGCTCATACTCAGGTATCCGGCAGTATTACATTGCATCCGACACAGCTGAGACGCTGTTCGATGCCTCAGACATCTCCGGCCAGATACCCCAGTTCATCAACGGCTCTATCCGAGACATGGCAGGGTCGTCCCACGAAGACATCCTCTTCATCCTGTCGGATGGGGATCGGTCGTCTCTGTATGCCTACAAGTTCTTCGATCAGAACAACGAGCGGGTCCAGTCCTCATGGGGCCGATTCAAGTTCTCCAGCAACGACACGATCCTTGGGATCGAGTTCATCGACACCACCCTGTACGTCGTGGTCAAGAGGGCTGATGGCATCTTCCTTGACAAGATGCGTCTTGAGTCGGGCTTGGTCGATACCGGGGTGTCCTACCGGACTCTCCTCGACCGCCGGGTAGACCAGGCTGTAGCCACACCGTCGTACAGCTCAGGCACTGGGAACACCACAATCACTATGCCTTACAAGGCTTACAACAACTCGACGATTGAGGTGATTACCAAAGCCGGGCGACGAGTCCCGGTGACTACTCAGACCAACGACAGCAACCAGATCGTGGTTGCAGAGGATCTGTCTTCCACGACCTATTGGCTCGGTGAGAAGTACGAGATGGTCTACGAGTTCAGTGACGTCGTGATGCGTGAAGGTACGCAGGGCGGGGGCCTGGCCCCGATCACCGAGGGCCGCGTTCAAGTCCGATATCTCACCCTGAACTTTTCAGACTCTGGGTTCTTCAAGATCGTAGTTACTCCCGACTATCGGGACGCCAGTACGCACCCATTTACCGCTAGAATCCTTGGGTCGGGTAACAACATCCTGGGCAGTGTGCCTTTGGAGAGTGGAACCTTCCGTGTGCCCGTTTATTCAAAGGCTGATCAGGTAAAGATCGAGTGTCGCAACGACACCCCACTTCCCTGTTCGCTTGTCTCTGTTGAGTTTGAGCTGTCACTAAATGCCCGTTCACAACGCTACTCCTAAGAACCTTATTCGGGAGTCCATTCCCGAGGATGTCGATTACATTGCCGCCCACATGCGAGCGGCTGATGTAGCCGAAGTAACCGCCCACTCAGGCAGCACGCCCTATGACGCTTTAGCCAAGGGGCTCGCTGGGTCTTCCCGGTGCCTCACGGCTGTATGGCGAGAAGACCCTATTTGTATGTTCGGGGTCGGCACCATCATGCCTGATGTGGGCATGGCCTGGATGCTCGGCACCAAGGGAGTAGAGGACGGTAGCCTGTGGTTCCTACGGAACTCCAAGGACTGCCTGCAAGCACTTCACGAGGATCACACGTTGTTGTTCAACTATGTCGATGCTCGCAACGAAGTCCACATCAAGTGGCTTCGGTGGCTTGGGTTTTCGTTTGTCAATTTGCACCAAGAGTTTGGTGTAGGCCGCCTGCCTTTCTATGAAATCGTAAGGATCAACTGAATGTGTGACCCCGTTACAGCTATTGCTGGTGCCGGATTAGCGTTATCTGCAACGTCCGCAGTTCAAGGAGCGAGAACCTCAGCTGCTCAGGCTCGTGCAACCTCAGAAAACCAACGAAGAGCATACTCCTACGAGAAGAAGCGGTATCTCACCGAGAGTGAGTACAACAACCAACTCCAAGAGCACCAGAACGAGACCTACACCGAGAACGCTCGTCGGGCAGTAGACGCCTCTCTCCGCAGCTACGACATGATTCAGGACCGAATCACTCAGGACAGCGTGGTAGCCGGGATGGAGATCCAGAAGATCATGAAGGACTCAAGGGCTGGCCAGGCTATGGTCGTAGCGAACGCTGCTGACCGTGAGGTGGCTGGACAGTCGGTGGACTACCTGCTGGACTCTATCGCCTTCAATGAGCTAGAGGGCGTCCAGAACGTCCGTATGGAACGCGAGTGGCGGTTCAACGAGAACGTGGCGGCGATGGCGGATGTACAGGCCCAGACTCAGGCTCGCATTGATTCGGCCAACCCGCAGCCCATCCCGCAGCCAGCTCTTCCCAACCCAATGGGAGTAACGAGTAAGCCCAGCTCAATGAGTTGGATTCTTAACGGAGCTGCCGGGGCCTTGAACAGCGTGCAGTGGTATATGTCACAGCAGCCCCGATCGGACCCGCCCACTCAAGCAATGGCACCCGCTTCCCGCCTTCCAGGGGTTTATGGCGGACAAATGTACACAGGACTCAATTCTCCTAAACCTAGTTGGGTGGAATAAACAATGAGCAGACTACCTTCTCCACAAGCGGGGTCCGGGCGTAGCGATGGCTACTTCGCCCCCAATCTTATTCGCCCTGCCGCCCCCCAACTTCCTCAGCGTCCTAGTCAGGTAGCTCTGGCGGTGGATACGAGCAACGACATCAACGCCACCAACCGGCTTCTAGATTCCCTGTTCAACCTTGGGGAAACTATGTGGGACCGTCAGAAGGAAGCGATTGACGCCGAAGAGATGCTGCGGGTGTCCAAGCTCAGCCAGGAAGAAGTCCGCAACGACCTCAAGAAGCAGGCCAAGGCTGCCGAGCAGAGTGGTCTTCTGGCCTTTGGGTCTAATCCCTATCGACGCATGGTGGCCATGGAATACCTGGCCGAGCGTGTCATGAGGGACGATTACAGCAAGGAGTTGACGGCTAACCTGTCGAGGTTCTCCAACCCATTGAGCGAGGAGGACGCCTCGGTGTTCGCCCGTGACACCTTTGAGGCTCTCAACATCCAGGGTGGCTACGCTCAGCAGAAGGCTACTGAGATGTACAACTCGATGTCGTCCAACTGGATGGCACAGGTCAACTCTCAGAAGCAGTCCCGGATGGTGTCGAAGAACCGAGAAGACTTGAGAGACGCTTCGTACCATGTATTCCGGGAGCTTGCAGACGGAGAGATCAACTTCGCGGAGGCGGTTGAGAGGATTGATGCTCACTCCGATGCCTTCTATGAATTAGAAAACAGCGCGGGCCGTGAGTACATTGTGGCGGGTCTGGTCGCCGCTGCGGACAACCAGTCATACGATGCTGAAGACGCTGGTGCTATTGACGCTCTTCAATCCACACTCAACCAGATTCGTCTCCAGAAGACAGGGGGCCTGGCGTTGTCTGAGTCTCACCTAGATAAACTCGATGAGATTGAAAATCGACTCAACGCTAAAGAGAAGGCCATAGGCAAAGTGACCCAAGAGGAACTCAGGGACGATAGGGTGTCTATTGAACTGGCTGTGGCGACCTATATTGCTGCGGCTGATAGAGACCTTGACCCAGAAGAGGTTTGGGAAGCGGTACGCCCGGAGCTTGTAGAACAAGGGGTGTCTACTAATGCTCTCGACCTCTACTACACCAAGGATCTAATCCCCACCGTGAACAACCGGCAGAAACAACTTCTGACCCTTTCACCTGCTGCCCTCGAATCCCTGAGAGATGATTTCTATGGCTTGGGCGGTATGCAAGACATGGAGTTGTTCATTGCCAATTCCGACGCTCCACAGAACCACCTCGATGAGTTCAGAAGGCATGTAAAGTCATTACAGAACCAAGAGCAGGCGGTGTTGCGGGTCACACAAGATGCAGTGTCGTTTCCTAATAAACTATCAGGTAGTGCAGCTCTTGAGCTTCTGGAAAGAACGCAGCCAGGCACTGTGGTTGATGCTACCGAAGCGAATGATTTAGCAAACAGTCGCCTCCTCTCTCCAGAAGAAGCGGGCCGTAAGGCGGCGTTGGAGTCCGCAGCACGAGGCGAAACGCCTGACGAACAGACAGCCGCTCGTATGCAAGCGTACAATGGAATTACATCCGTATGGGATGGCATCATTATTGATGGTGGGTCTGATTACAATCTAGAGGCAGCCAGAGAAGCCGCAAAGATGTACCCACAAATCTTCACACCTTCACGCCTAAAGACCATGGAAAAGGTCAGTCAGGCCCAAGCGGCTAGTGATCTTAACATCCCAATGGGCGCTGATGTGCCCCCTGGAGACAGTATGGACTTACAAGAGGGCCGAGCATTCATGTTGGATAGGGACATGCGGGCAAACATCGACGACGTTCGGGAGCTTCACAAGCAGAAGCAGACTCCCAAACGTGATGAGCAGATCGCAGCCTTTAACAAAAAGGCCCGGACAGACGCCGGGGCCTATTTCAAAGAGTTTGATAGACTTGCGATCCTCAGTGCCCGAGACCTTTACAAGGCTGAAGCCGCTGAGAAGTATTTACCAGAGACGTCAATTTCGATTGCCCAACGCTCCCCCGACGAATACATCCAAGCAAGTCGATTGTTTGGCTACTCACCAGAGAACCTCCGAACTGGTGTCGATGACAGGGGTGTACCTCTGTCGATCAACCCTGACCACAAGAACCCATACAAGCAGTTGATGATTGACCCCGACACCCTGATCTCAGACCTTGAAGCACTGAGTGGGGTTGCAGACGGGCTGTCTCCAGAAGAGCTCCAGCAAGCACTTCCCAACAACAGCATTGTCGAAGGCTACTTAGCCTACCGAGACCTGGTGGGCGAAGAAGATGCAGTGTCGTTTAATACAGGCCGTGACAACTTTGTGTCTCTCCAACTTCGAGGCATTGGTGCGTACACCAACCCAACTATTCCTACCGAGCTCCGCAAGGCTCTTTCAAGCGAGTAATTCAACATGCAATTTGATCTCTCTGGCTACCAGAACCCTGATGGAAGCCCTCAAGCTCCTGAAGAGGAGTTGGGCTTCTGGGGCACTGTAGCGGATGCCTCTTATCTTGCTATAGGCCGTGGTATCGCTGGGGCTGCTGAGGGAGTCTACGACCTGGCGGATTGGGCCTTACAAGATTGGCTCCCGGACGTTGAAGACAACTTTGGCTTTGGGCACTCTAAGACTCTTGCGGGTGGTCTGGTTCAGGGCGTCTCACAGTTCATGGTGGGGTTTGTCCCCGGAATGTGGGGCGTGGGTCATCTTGGCAAACTTTCCGGGCTGACTGGTGTGGGCCTCAAAGCTGGTAAGATCGGCAAGGCTGCTCAGGCCGCGAAGGCGGCGGGCAAGGCTAAGACTGCCAAGGCCATCACATATAGTGCTCAGTTCGGAAAGGCTACCGCCGCTGGAGCTGTTGCAGACTTCGCGGTCTTCGACGCCCAAGAGCATCGGCTGTCCAACCTGATCCAACAGTTCCCATCGCTTCAGAACCCAGTGACCGAGTTTCTGGCAGCCGACGAGGGAGACAGCGAAGCCGAGGGACGCCTCAAGAACCTGATTGAAGGTGGCATCCTTGGAGCCATGAGCGAGCCGTTCATCATGGGCCTTCGGGCCTTGAAGGCTGGCCGCAAGGCCAAGGCTTCTGGAAGGAACCCAGACGAGGCGTTGCAAAAGAGCTGGGAGGCTGAACAGGCTCGGCAGTCTGAAGTCGCTCAAGACCTTTCGCCAGACGCTATCAGCCGTCAGGAAGAGCCTGCTCCGCTGCCTACATCTGAAGACTTGGACAGGTTCTTTGACATTCCAGCAGAGCCTAAGAAGATTCCCCCATACTCTGACGACTACCCAGTTCCTAAGGGTGTTGAAGAGATGAAAGCCCGGATTAACCGAGAGGTGTCTCAGGGCGAGTTGACAAGCGGTGAAGCTCAATTCGCTAATAATTTAATTGATAGGCTTAATCAACAGGGTGGAATTGATAATACTGGCATTCGTTTCCGCACGGCTAAGAACCTTGGTGGTGAAAATGTAGCGGGTACTTATGACTTTGTGCGGCGGGTTGTGTCTATTGCAACTCAAACCGTCGAAGACGGTAGATTCAAGCGGACTTTTACCCACGAAATCTGGCACGCTTTAGAAGAAGTAGTTGATCCTAAGCATCTAGAGGCCATGACCCGCGATCTGGCCAAAGCTCGAAAATCTTTTGCTAAACAGCACGGCCTGGACTACGACGAAATGTTCCAAGGCCGTACCGGCGAGGCGACTGATGCGTTTCAAAAGTTTGTAGCAAAGGAAGGAATCGCTAAAGACGAGTGGTATCGACTGACCAACTCAGAAGAGTGGATGGCTGAGAATATGGCTGACGCTACCTTCAAGCGTTTGGATCTGGAAGCAGATACCAAGAGCTTGATAGGATTTATGCGGTATACCTTCCAGAACCTACTGACTGAAATCAAATCTACCTTTGGCCGAGGGACTTATGACAAAGTAGCCCGTGGGTTCCTTGAGGGCCGCTATGTCCAACCCTCTTCGGTAAAGCCTACCCGTATGCTGGATGCCTCCTCCATTTCGGGTCGGTTTAAGCCTGTTGCTGCCGATATCTCTGAAGAGGCTTTACCAGTTCAATCCACTGGGGCATCCGAACAGTTCGCCAAAGCTCAGAAGAAGGTGGACAACTACACCGCTAAGATGGAGAAGCAGCATGGGCCAGAGTGGCGAGAGAAGATGCCACCTAAACAGGTCAAGTACCTGAATAGGCTTGAGAAGGCTGCTGATCCAAACGCATTTAAAGACGAGTCTGGAATCCCCAAGGGAGCACGGACTCCAAAAGACGGAAGCCCCTACAACCTGAATCGGTTGTCGGATGTTGAGCAAGTAGATGAAATGCTCGACTCCCAGATTCGAACTGCGTCTCCCGAAGTTCAGGCCGAAATGACTCGCATCGATGGGCTGAGTAAAGAACAGATCCAAGACCTGGCTATAGAGACCAACGCAGAATTGAGTGCGTTGGGAGCTCGGAGCTTATCGAAGCGGCAGATTCAAGAGCTAGATAGCACCGGCCAGTTAACTGAAGTGATCGCTAAGCAGAATGTCCTTCGGAACTACCACCAACAATATGTGCGTATTGCCGACGAAATGGCGGCGAAAGCCAAAACCGGAACTGCTGAAGATCAGGTCCGGTTTGTTCTGGTGCAACAGCGGGCTGAATCGGTGGGCATACTTGTTAAGCGTAACCAAGAAAAGATTGCTCAAGCCCTTGGAGCCCAACGAATCCAGGGCACCGACATGCTTCCTGATCGGGATTTGATTCCGATGGAGGTGGTAGATGGGGCTGATCCAAAGTTTGTAGAGGATGTATTGACTGAAATGGGCGGCGGCGATCTAGCCCGTGGACGTAAAAAAGTACAAGACACCGTGGCTAGGTATCAGGCGATCCGCGAGGCGCAGGGCGAGGGAGCGGCGGCAAAGTACCTCCAAGACAGAGGCAAGTATTCCGAGATGCTTGTCGAATACTGGATCAACTCGATCCTCTCTGGTCCCATCACCCACATGGTCAACATGACCTCGAACACGTTGAACACGTTGTTCCTCCCTCTGGAGCAGACCTTCGGCCACCTCGCATCCTTTCAGTTCAAACAGGCTGGCGAAGCACTGGGCATGTACGTCCACTTGGGCAGTCAGTTCCAAGATGCGATGAGTGCGGCCTCCGGGGCTTTCAAGAACTGGGGAGACGATCTGGATCAGCTGGGCGTGGTGGATACCAAGCAGGGCTACAAGCGAACCATTTCCTCCGAGAGCCTGCCAGGCTTGTCGAACACCATCGGCGGGGCCTCTGTCAACTGGATCGGTAAAGCACTCAACATCCCGAGTCGATTCCTGATGGCCGAAGACGCCTTCTTCAAGCACCTCAACTACCGGGCTGAAGTCCGTAAGGGGCTGTTCGATGAGGGAAGGGCTGCCGGGAAGGTCGGAGCGGAGCTCTCTTCTCATGTCGAGGAGGGCTTAGAGAAGATGATCGTCGATGGCCAGCACTACACCTACAAGGCTGTACGGCTCAGTGCGGAGCGTCGGGCCTCTGATGAGGTCAGCAAGATGGGCATCAAGGACGTCGGCGAACGCCAGATGGCTATGAAGAAGCTCACGAGTAAATACATGGACGAGGATTGGAATCGTCATGTTGATCCCGACACCGGGGAGAACGCTCGCAGCGTATTGGCTCAGAAGGCCCTTCAGTATGGCCGTGATGTCACCTACACGAGAGCACTGGACGACCCGGATCGAAGCAAGCTGGTTAAGGCCGCAGGCAAGTACAACAACCTGGTCAACGAAGTCCCGTTGATGCGGATGATCACTCCGTTCATTCGGACCCCAACCAACCTCCTGTCGTTCTACTTGAACCGCACCGCTGGGGCTTACATCGACTTAGCGAAGATGGGCTACCGAGGCAGCGTCAAGCATATGAAGGCGGCGAACAAAGAGATGGCTGATGCTGTTGCCAAGGGCGGTCCCACAAAGGCCGACGTCTTGGGACGGTTCGCTACCGGCAACATGCTTCTGTTTGGAACCGGCATGGCGTTCCACGCGGGAAACATTACCGGAGGCGGACCATCGGACCCCGCACGCCGTCGTCAGTTGGAGGCTACGGGGTGGCAACCCTACAGCATCCGGGTGGGTGATGAGTGGCTCAGCTACCGCCGCTTTGATCCATTCGCGTCGTTCTTGGGAACTGTCGCAGACTTCAACGAAGCCCTGGCCGAGTCGGACCCGGAAGACCAAGGCACCTTTGACGCTATGATGGGTGCCATTGTCAACACCGCCGCTAGGAACGTCACGAATAAGAGTTACCTGACGGGCATGGCCCGGATCTCCAACGTCTTGTCGAACCCAGACCGTTACGGCAGTGCGTATGTAGAATCAACAGTGGCATCGATGATGCCGTTCTCCTCCTTGGCTGGTCAGACCATTGGGGCTTCCGAACACGAGAAGGAAGTCCGTGGGGTCGTGGACGCCATTAGAACCAAGTACGGCCTGACGTCTGAAACGGACCTCGCGGCTCTTGGGATCACGACACGGGTGGAGGATCGTCGGAACCTGTTCGGTGAGAAGGTCGAGAAGCCAGGGCTGCTTAGCCCGTTCCCGATCCACTACACCGAGATCAAGGACGATATGGTCATGGAGGAGTTGGCGGTCCTTGGTCGCCAGAACGCCTTCTCTCCGCCGTCCAAGATTTCCAACGCTATTGATCTTACAGAATCCCGCAACAGCCGGGGGCAGTCGATGTACGACCGCTGGTTGGAGCTGCACGGAACGGTTCGCATCGGAGGCCGCACACTGCGGCAGTCCATGAAGGATCTCATCAAGTCGCGTCGGTATCAGCAACTGGCTGTTGAAGACCTTGAAGGCATTGAAAGCCCACGGGTCGGAGAGCTTAGGAAATTGATTCGGCGGTATCGGGCACTCGCCAAGCAAGAGGCCCTCAAGGAGTTCCCGGAGGTACGGGCACTCGACAAGCGTAACACTCAAATCAAGCAATACAGAAAGGCTGGCCGCGATATCCAGCCCCTGCTGGACTACTAAGCCCGAGGTAACACATGGCCATCACATCTAATTCTGTCATAGCGACCGCCGGTCAAACTGACATTCCCATCACGTTTCCGTACATTGACGCCACACATATCAAGGCTTCAATCAATGGCGTAGCAACCACATCCTTTTCAATCGTTGGTGACAAAGTTGTCTTGAGCTCTGGGGCTGCTGCGGGCGAAATCGTCAAGATTTACCGTCAGACACCAGGCCGAGACGAAACTAATAAGATCATGCTGGTGGACTTCCAGGACGGCAGCGTCTTGTCCGAGTCTGAGCTTGATAAAGCCTGTCAGCAGTTGCTGTATCTGGCTCAAGAGGCTGATGAGACTGGTGCCTCTAGTCTGCCTATTGATTGGGATGGCAACTACACCGCCCAGTCAAAGCGGATCAAAGACCTCAGCGGAGACGTCAGTTCTGATCAGGACGCAGCTACCAAGGCTTATGTAGACAGCCAGGCCGTATATGGCGGAGCGGCCTCGGTCCCGCAGAAGTGGCTTAAGACCGGAGCGGACTTTTCCAACACAGGGGGGAGTGGAAATCAAACTCTGGTCCTCACTTCCCCTACGCCCCTGAGTGACAACGATGATCTGTACGTCGTCTACTACAAGGGAGCGGGGCAGAGGCCCGGCACCGACTTCGAGATCACGGAGTCTGGAGGAGCGTACACACTCACACTGAAGATGGGCAGTGAGACTCTGGTGTCAGGGGACATCGTTACCATTCTCAACTTCGGGGTCGCTAGAAACTTTATCAAGCAGCCGCTTAAGGGTGAAGACGGCGACGCTGTGGCCCTGACTGTTCAGCGTCACACCGATGGCCAGGCCGCCAACCTGCAAGAGTGGGTAACCGAAGCTGCTACCCCGGTCGTGCTTGCCTCCGTAAACGAAGATGGAGATGCGGCCTTTGTCGATGTCACCGCTACGGGCAACGCGGCGATCACTGGTACTGCCACAGTCGGCTCGACCCTTGGGGTCACTGGAGCCACCACGCTTACCGGGGGCATCGCTGGGAATCTGAATATCCTTACAGGAGCCCTTCAGGTTGGAGGAACAAGCACCCTACAAATCCGTCAAGTAGTTAAAGCGACTAGGTCTACTTCAACTACAACGATTGCTGCGGATAAAAGATCGCACTTCGCGGGGATTGACATAACAATCCAACCGACATCGAGTACATCAAGACTCTTCTTCTTCGGAGTGCACAACATTCCTGCGTACAACGGAAGTGGCGCGCCGGAACAGGGCCGACCCCTGGGACTTGGGATCATACTGAACTCAGGAGCTTCAGACAGAGCCGCTGGTGTAATAGTTCCGTCCGATGAACGAACGGTCGCGGATAACTACGTTAAACTTGATGGGACAAGTAGTTATATCCACTGGACTTCTACAGTGATGGTTGATTCGTCACCTCAGCCGGTCACCCATAGTGTTGTAGGGGCAATTTCAAGCGGATCTACTTCTTCTCGGGTGTACTCATTCGTTCTGTCTTCCGATTTCACTAATGATGGATGGGATCCAACATCTAATACCAGCGGTGGGCAATACATGACATACGAGTTTGAACACCAAAGTGCCGACATTTACTGCATTGAAATCGGTTAATCCCCAGAAGGACCCACACCATGGTTACAAAGTTCAACACATCGACAACATCGTCTCTGGGGCTTTCGACTTCAGACACTCCTACGTTCGCAGGGGTCAACCTTGGCGAAGACAACCTCACCGTCTACGACGAGGGCACCTGGACCCCGGTGATGAAGATCGGATCAACAACGATCTCTACATCAGCAACCGGCAAGCACATCCAGATTGGTAAGCAGGTTACCGTTTGGTTCAGCATTAGCCTCAATCGAGGAACCAACACGGGCACGGTAACCATTGAGGGGTTACCCGTCGCACCCACCATGAGCGGGCAGGGCTCTGTGCTCCTGAACGACTATGTAGATGGAAGCCCCCCGATTTCAATGCAGGCAAACAGTGGTGGCACAGTCATTAACCTGTATGTCCATCCTAGCTCTACCGGCACTCAATTGGGCGGGATGACTGACGCACATATTGCCGCCAGTACGGCTACTTCAATCTCCGGCACCATTACTTACTACGCTTAATAGGACTAGGCATGGAAGACACACGCGAAATACTCCTGGCTCTCGGTCGCCTAGAAGGCAAGGTAGAGTCGCTGCTCCACATGCAACGAACACACGACGAAGAACTTACCGTCCTCGACAAGCGTATCCGTTTACTGGAGCAAGGCCGAGCCGCTGTTCTAGGCGGGGCCGCTGTGGTGGGCTCGGTTGCCGCTGCTGTTATTTCTTGGATCTTTAAGGAGCTTGGATGATGGACAAAGACCTCAATGACCTGATGGTCAATATGCACAAAGCATTGGCGGGCGAATTGTTGGCTCGTATCCAGTCCGGGGAAGCCACAGCCGCAGAGCTCTCTGCTGCGATTAAGTTCCTCAAGGACAACGGCATCGACGTCAACGCTCAGCAGAGCGAGCCGATGATGAACCTGGCCAAGATTCTTCCTTTCGACCCCGAAGCACCCATCGAGGAGGCAGGCTAATGGCTGAGTACCAAGGACGAAAGGTGCCGCTGAACAAGCCTCTTCGGATTTCAAAGGGCGAGGCTGGATATGGCCGAAAGAAGAAGAAGGTGTTTGTCAAAACCGGCAACAAGGTCAAGAAGGTGATGTTCGGAGACCCTAATATGAAGATCCGAAAGAACGAACCGGGTCGTCGTAGCAACTTCCGCAAGCGTCATAGTTGTGACAGCCCTGGACCTAATACCTCGGCCAGATACTGGTCCTGCAAGGCTTGGTAATGGATCAACGACTAACCGACTTCCGCAACTTCTTGTTCCTGGCATGGGACCATCTCCGGCTCCCAGAGCCCACACCTATCCAATACGACATTGCGGAATACTTGCAGCATGGCCCCAGGCGAATAGCCATCCAAGCATTCCGAGGGGTTGGGAAGAGTTGGATTACCTCGGCCTTTGTAACTCACCAACTACTTCTCGACCCCTCTAAGAACATCCTCGTCGTGTCCGCCTCCAAGCAGCGGGCCGATGACTTCTCGACCTTTACGCTGCGGATGATCGAAGAGATGCCGATCCTCCAGCACCTCACGCCCAACGAAAACCAGAGGAACTCCAAGATCGCGTTCGACGTCGGGCCTGCTCCGGCCAGTCACGCCCCCTCGGTCACCTCCAGAGGCATTCAGTCGCAGATCACCGGCCAGCGAGCGGACCTGATTATCTCCGATGACGCGGAGTCCCTGAACAACTCAGCCACCAGTGGCATGAGGGACAAGCTGGTCACAGCCACCAAGGAGTTCGAGGCAGTCCTCAAGCCCGAGGGTCGCATCATCTACTTGGGAACTCCCCAGACCGAGATGTCGATTTACTCCCATCTCCCTGAACGCGGCTACGACGTCAAGATATGGCCCGCCCGCTACCCAGACGAGAAGACCTCCAAGAACCTTGGGGACCGCCTGGCTCCCAAGATCCGTAAGGCTCTGGAGGCCGATGAGTCGTTAGCCAGTAAGCCCACGGACCCCAAACGCTTTGATGAGATTGATCTCATGGAGCGTGAGGCAAGCTATGGCCGGGCTGGGTTCACTCTTCAGTTCATGCTCGATACGTCGCTCAGCGATCAGGACCGCTACCCACTGAAACTCAGTGACCTTATCGTCATGAACCTGAACCAAGAGGACGCCCCTGAGAAGGTGGTCTGGGCAGCCAGCCCGGATCTCATCGATGGCGAGTTGCCCAACGTCGGCTTCAACGGCGATAGGTACTACAGGCCCATGGCCACCCAAGGCGAGTGGATGCCTTACAGCGGATCGGTGATGACCATCGACCCCAGTGGCCGAGGCCAGGACGAGACGTCCTACTGCGTCTGCAAGATGCTCAACTCCCAACTCTTCATCTTGGAGGCCGGGGGGTTCAGTGGCGGCTACGACGAAGAGACCCTCAAGTCTCTCTCTGTGCTGGCCAAGAAACAGAACGTCAACAAGGTGATCGTCGAGTCCAACTTCGGCGATGGCATGTATACGTCCCTGCTCAAGCCCATCATGGCCAAGATCCACCCCGTGGAGATCGAAGAAGTTCGGCACAGTATCCAGAAAGAACGCCGCATCATCGACACAATTGAGCCTGTCCTCTCCAGTCACCGATTGATCATAGATCGCCGGATTGTCGAGCAGGACTTCCAGTCCACCCAGCACCTCCCGCCCGAGTCAGCCCTCCGGTATCAGCTGTTCTACCAGCTCTCCCGGATCACCAGGCAGAAGGGCTCACTGGTCCACGATGACCGTTTGGATGTCCTAGCCATGGCGGTGGGGTACTGGTCGGAGCAGATGGCCGCAGATCGGGACCGCCTGATCAACGAGGCCCATAACACCAAGCTCAAAGATGAGCTTGAGAACTTCATGAACCACTCGATCAAAAGGCCCCAAAGGGGGACCACATGGATGCAAACCTAAGCAAGTTCCAACTGCTCCAGAAGCTCGACGACTACAAGACCGCCTACAACGACCTCGTGGCCAGGGCCTACATCGTCATCGCTGTCTACGAGAAGTACCTCCTCGATAAGACCGACCACCTGGAGTTGGCTGACGAAATGAAGGCGATGCTGGATCAGTTGCCAGATGACATCGTTATCAAGAGCCCTAAGCCCCCAGAGACGCCTCCTGAGACCAGTTGGTGGGCTGATTGATACCGAGGGTCCAGAAAGACCCAAAAGACCTGAGAGAGCCTGTACGGGCTTCCTATGACATATCAGCCCTCACGGGCTTGAAATGACATGTCTAGGTATCGTCTACCGTCAACCCTCAAAAACAAGGGCTTTAGGAGGTAGTTTAACTATAGGGGGGAACTAAAGCCCCCCTAAGAGACTAATGAGCCCCTGAGTCTAGGAAAGACGGTTAAGGGGGTAGGTGGTGAAGATGATAAGACCCCTAAGTCTCTTAAGACCCTTAAGAATCTTAAGTAACCAATAAGCTAATACGTCCCAGAAAGGACTTCCAATGGCCGAACGAACGACTCAATCACCGATCACTAACAGGGCTGGGGTAGTCACTGGGTACATCAGCTCGACCTCCACAGTTAAGAAGGGCACCAACGACACCGCTCGGAAGCCTAAAAACAACGCCCCCTTCAAGAGACTTCAAGGCAGTGGACGCAACCGTAGGCCTGGAGGCCCCGGAGGCTACAGCCTGCTCATGGACCCTTGGTCGCTGAAGATCAAGAAGGTCAAGTAAGCCATGAAGATCGTTCGGTTGGAGTGGCAAGACATCACGGGCCACGATAGGCCCTGGTGGGAGCCCGAAGAGGCCCAGGGTCTTAGGCCAGCCGAGATAACGTCAATAGGTGTCCTCGTCGTTGAGACAGAGGCTTTCGTCATTGTTGCCGGAAGCTGGGAAGACGATGGGGCTTTACTCGGTAACGTGAACTGCGTACCTCGGGGGGCCATCAGGAAGATGGAGGTGATCTATGATAACGATGCTCCTGTGGCCCCGGCTCATTATCCTGGCTGACTTTGAGCCTATGAGTCTTTGTTGACCCCCGGCCTTTTTGGCAGAAAAATCTGAGAGCCTATATACGCACAGCGTAGCCGCCGATTCCCCCATGGGGCCAGGGCAATCCCCGGGCCATTCCGACGATGGAGGGGGGGTCGCATGCCACGGACGCGGGCCGGATCGACCGTGGGGCCAGCGGGACCGCCGATCCGCACCGGACCTCTGATCCGATGACGATGATGGGCCTCGATCCATCCATCGATCCGAATGAACGAATGAAACGCGGCCTGTCCCTGCGGTGGGGCGTCGTTTCTTTTTTTTCATTTCTTTGGACTGAGCCTCTTGACATCGGACTAAATGATCCGATGATGGAAAGCATGCCCGAGTGGAATGGTCCTCGAGGGCTCAGGAGATTCAAGCCATGGACCCATTCGCCGTTCACCCTGTCGCCATGCTGGCCATTCTGGCTGCGGCTCTCTTCTTCATCCTCGTCGCGATCACATCCGACTGATCCACAGGAGCCCCTACCATGATCGCCCACCTCATAATCCTATTCGCCGCCATGCTCGCTGTGGTCGCCGTATGCAAATGGATCGAGCCCCACATCATCGAGCTCGATGACCGATGCGACGGCGAAGCCCGCCGAGCCAGCGAAGCCAAGCGAAACCACTGAACCCCACACCCATCAGGAGAATCAGACCATGAAAGACAATCACGAAATCCAGCAGACCATCGACATGCTCAACGTGGGCATCAAGGGCCTACCCGCCCTGCTCCAGGCCGCCAAGAACATCAGGGCGAACTACGTCGACGAGGCGGAAGACGATGCCCTTGTTGAGGACGCCACCACGGACGGGGAATCAATCCCATCGAATCAGTTGATGGGCTGGGTGGACCTCGATGATGCCATCCACGCCCTCGAACAGTTCAAGCCTCTCATGGATCGATCGGCCAGCGTGGACTTTCTGGGCCGTGAATCAGACGACCCCGAGAATTGCTACATGGCGAGCGTTCACATTGAAGACGAGCCGGAAACCACCGACCTCCTGGATTCACTGCCCGCGACCGTCGAGTTCGATCTGGAGGCAGATGGGCCGGACGAAGTCAAGGAGATGCGGGCCATCGTGCAGGGCGTTCTGGGCGGCTCTGAGTTCGCTTGTGCGAACACCTACGATCCCAACACCGGACGGGTCACACTCCACACGGAGGAGAATCAGGATCTCGTCCACCTCCAGTACCGCATCGCGATTGCGATGGACCGCGCGAACTATGAGTGCGAACTGAACGATTCTCGTTACGGACTCATCTAACCCCCAGCCAGGAGAAACCCCCATGTACTTAGCGTTCACCAAAGAACTCTGTTGGAACCAATACGCAACGGCAACAAGCCAAACGGATGCAATCGAGCGCCTACGGACCGAGGTCAAAAGATGGTTCGATGAGGACCGAGACTATCGGGGCGATGTCGATGTCCAAAGCGACGGGATCGAGTTCACAATCACCACCGGCATTGGTGATTTCTGCACCTTGATTGCCGTGGTCGATGTAACGGTCGCGGGCGTGCGTGAGTCTGGCGAAAAGCGCCACAAGTGCGGCCAATGGCATCACTGAAATCAACCCCCAGCCAGGAGAAACACAATGGACCGCATCACGAAGAAACGTCTACAAACCCGAATCGACACCCTCAACTCCATGACGGGTCAGCCCATGGAGCCCTACGCACCTGTACGCCGAGAGGACGGCGGGCTGATGTCGAACGCCGGACACTATCTGCTTGACTGGGCGTATGGTGGCGTCGGCGTGGAGCAGATGGCGGAGGGTGGCGGAGTCCGCATCATCATCGACCGTGGAACCAATCGTTCCATATGGGATCAACTCGGCGCAATGATCGAGGGAATCCGCATCGGCCAGAAGACCGCCCCCCCGGTGCATATCGTAGCCGCCGCTCCCAATGATCGGAACGGCAACCCGCGCCGGGTGTCGGTGCAGGTCTCCAGGGATCGGGTGGTCGATACGAACGATCACGGCTACAGCGGACCCCCTCGCGACTACGGCCCCGAAGCCTTGCGGGTGGCGGTCAGTGCCTCTGAATACAGGGAGTTCCTATCTCTATCCGAATGAACCCAACCCCACACCCCAGGAGAAACCACAATGAAACCAGAAACGAAACAACCCACCTGCGCCGATGTAGTCGCCGACCGATGCCGGTCCCGCTTGGATGACATCAAGACCCTTCTTGAATACAACGATGATGGCGACGATTGCCACCCGGAACTCGGGCGACTCTGCGAATACGGACTCAGCTTCGATCAGGTCTACCCGGAGACGTTCGACGATCAGCCGGAGGGATACTGGAGGTGGCAACTGTCATACGGCGGGCCTTCTCAGGAAATCCGATTCTACTTCGACAAGGGGGCGCACCGCTGCTACCGAATCGAGTTCTGGCATCTCGATTGGCACGACGGGGCCAACGTGGACATCACGAACGATGAAACCGCCCGCCGCGTGTGGGAGTGGATGAACCCCGTACACTGAACCCGAACCCCGACCCGCAACACCGCGCCCCCCGGGGCGTGGACTTGCTGGCCGATGGTGGCCCGCTTCATCAGGAGAACCAAACAATGAATAACCGTAGACCCCTTAGCGACGACTTGACCGATCAGGGGAAATACCAGTTGGAGCATGGGCGCCCGGTAGGCCACACGCCTGGCCCGTGGGTCATAAGCGAACACCACGGATCTCTTTCTCAATATATGATCGGACCCGATAAATGCGCCCACGTTGGAACGGTCACGATGGGAGATCGATACGGCGGCCGCCCGCACGCAGAAGCCGATGCCCGTTTAGTCGCCGCCGCCCCGGAACTGCTGGAAGTCGCCCGCGACTACGTTCTACTCAGTGAGCTGCACGACTGGGAGGGGCACGTACTCGATACAGCCCGTGCAGCCATCGCCAAGGCGGAAGGGGCTTCCGAATGACCCAGAAACCTACACCCCCATCGGACGCTGCCCGCGAGCGTATGGCTACCCACGAGTTCAACCGCTACCACGTTGACCGCCAAGCCTACGAACAGGCGAGGATGGAGCAGGGGCCTATAGGCCCACCGGCCAGGGATACCGTCATCGTCAACGGGCAGGTGATCGACTACAGGAGCACGTCATGACTTTTCTATCTGTTGTAGGCGTCCTTGCCCTTTTCTTCGTGGCACTTGGTATCATCCTCCCAGAAGATTCCTAAGTTTCTCCTGGTCCCCGGTCCCCTTTGACTCCTGAAGGGGGCCGGGGCCTTTTATTGAGGTTGACACTTAGTCGCATAATCCACTAAGGCACTACATGTTTCGGTGTTTGTAATCGTGTTGGATTAGAGTTCACATGTTTTTGAAGTTACCGCTGGGTCACTTTTACGTTGACATCGCCAGCCCACCTGCGCACTTCATGGTCTGGGTAGACGATGGGGAATACTTTCTACGTTGTTGGAGAATCAACTTAGTGTGGACACCAAATGAAAAACTTAGTCGCCTGTCTGGAGCTGTTTCGACAGTTGGACCCAGAGATACAGGCTCAAACCATGATGACATTTCTGCTAGTAGCAGGAACGGACCCAGACCCGATATCGATGAGTGATCTGGGAGACCGCATCGGCCTGGCCCAGTCTTCGGTCAGCCGCAACGTCGCAGCCCTTGGGGCTTGGAGCCGCCATAAGCGGCCCGGTCTGAAACTTGTAGAGGCCCACGAAGACTTCATGGACCGCCGTAAAAAACTGGTGAACCTAACGGCCTCTGGCCGAAGACTTAAAAAGACTTTGGAGAAACTCTTATGACAATCAAAGCGAGAGAACGAGGATTTCAGGCTACCGTTAATCACAAAGGCGAGCGGTGGAGGAGACAGTTCCGCAACTATGAGGACGCGGAAGTCTGGGAGGCCCAGGCCAAGGCGGACGCTGTTGCTGGTCGCCGTCCGAACATGGGCGACGTAGACCGGGGGACGTCCGAGCGCCCGAAGACGTTGGGTCAAATGATCGAATACGTGTCGGCTCGGTACTGGTCCGATGCGAAGTCTGGTTCTCATTTGATCGGGAACGCAAAGCTGGTGGGGACATTAGTGGGCTTGGATACGCCGCTGAAGTCCATCGACCTTTACACCCTGGACCGGGTGATCCTATCGCTCAAGGATCTGGGCAACTCAAACGCCACCATCAACCGGAAGATGGCTTCACTAAGCAAGTGCCTGACGGTCGCCAAGGATCTGGGCATCATCGACTCGAAGCCTAAGATCCAGAGGATGCGAGAGGGGGTCAACCGGCTCCGCTGGTTCACTGATGATGAGCTCGCTGAGATGATCGCGTACTTCCACCACCTCGGTAATCCCAACATGGCCCACTGGGTCCGGTTCCAGGCCGACACCGGGCTCAGGGTCAGCGAGACCCGTGGGCTTGAGTGGCGAGACATCCAAGGGGACGTCGCCATCTTGGCGGACACAAAGTCTGAGAGTCCGCGTGGCGTCCCATTGACCCAAGCAGCACAAGAGGCGGTCAACGCAATGGACCGGGAGGCTGAGGGGCCGTTCAAGTGGACGAAGAAGCACCACCTAAGAGATCGTTGGAACCGGCTGAGGCTTCATATGGGTTGGCCCGCTACCGGGGAGGAGGTAATGCATGCCCTTCGGCATACGTTCTGCTCCCGACTGGTGCAGCGTGGCGTCCCGATCCTGACGGTCAAGGATTTGGCGGGCCATAAAACGATGGACATTACGCTCCGTTATGCTCATTTGGCTCCGCATAATCTGGTCAACGCTATTTCGTCTTTGGAACCTAACCGACAACCTAGTCTGGTGTTAGACGTTGTGGCATAAGCGTGTGGCAAGGAGAGGCGAGCGTGGTGGAACTGGTATACACAGCAGACTTAAAATCTGCCCCCTTTCAATGGGTTGCGGGTTCGAGTCCCGCCGCTCGCACCACTTGCAACGCACTTAAAATCCGTGTAGATTGCATCCACTCCTCCACACATATCTTTCTCAAGGATTCCCAAGGGCTTACCCCCTTGGGTTTTCTTTTGGCATAATCAATCCACAGTGGCAACGGACTTGCCCTGTTTGACTTCTGTGGCGTTACAGTGTGCCACAGCCAAGGACGAAACAAGAACATGCGTCAATCAGACCTTGAAGCTGAGATGAGAGAGTTGGGACAGAACCGCTACTGGCGGAAGGTCCAACGAACAGCCGAGCATGGAGTCGAGAGCCAAAGCCCATTGGGCAAGCGGCTGCTTACAGAATCAGTTGATCGCCTGGCCGAAGAGATCAGGGCGTGGAAGAAACGTGTCGAGGGCCAGCCCATCGGCAACCGTAACTCATGCCACCCATACATCGACATCCTGGACGTCTCGATTGTCGCCGCGTTGTCGGCTCGTACCGTGATCGACTCGATCTCGATGCACGAGCGTCTCACCAAGGCGGCGTTCAAGGTGTCGAGGGTTCTCGAGGACGAGGTGCGGTGGCGAGAGCTGAAGGATAAGCATCCAGACCTTTGGAGGCTTCAAGCCGATCAGGTCAAGAAGATCCCCGGCTACGATGCGAAGCGTAAGTTCCTGTCGAACACAGAGAAGTTCGTCAACCTCCAGTTCAGCAAGTGGCCCCGGAACATGCGGCTCAAGATCGGGATGACCTTGATCGAGTTGATGCGTGTGTCCACCGGGATCATTGAGATCACGACTCGTCGGGGCTTGTTGGGCAAGTCGGAAACCTACGTCCATGCGACTGATGAACTTCAGGCCTGGATGAAGGAGGCGCATAAGTACGCAGAGGATCTGTCACCTATGTACCTGCCGATGGTCGAGAGGCCAGCGGACTGGGTAGACGTCTACACCGGGGGCTACCTGACAGAGAACGTACACCCCAGGCCACTGGTGAAGACGAATGATCGGCATCATCTCGACTACTTGAACGAGGCGGGGTGTGAGCAGGACATGGCCTCGGTCAATGTGTTGCAGCGTGTCGAGTGGAATATCAACGAGCCAGTGCTCGATACGCTCCTGTACTGCTGGGAGAATGACATTGAGGTAGGGGATCTACCGAGCCCGGTGGGCGATAAGATCCCGAGCAAGCCTGCGGACATTGCGGACAACGAAGAAGCCCGTCGCAAGTGGCGTAAAGCTGCCGCCCGGATTCATGCCGAGAACCGTAGTGCCGAGTCGAAGCGGCTACAGATGACAAAGATATTCTGGATGGCGAACAAGTTCCGGGGACAGAGTGTCTTCTTTCCTTGGTACATGGATTTCCGTTCACGAAAGTATCCTCGTGTTTACTTCCTTCAGCCGCAGGGCTCGAAGGTTGCCAGGGCTGTGCTTAATGCCGCAGTCGGCAAGCCTATGGAGACTGATGAACACGAGAGGTGGCTTGCGATCCACGGGGCCAACGTCTTCGGCAAAGATAAATCCACGCTGGATGGTCGTGTCGAGTGGGTCCATGCCAACCGGGACATGATCACCACGATAGCCGACGACCCACGCGGCACGACTTCACTGTGGGGGAGGGCCGAAGAGCCTGAACTGTTCCTCGCCTTCTGTCATGAGTGGGCGAACTATCTGAAGCAGGGCCGGGGCTTTGTTACACACCTGCCCATATCTGTTGATGGCAGTTGTAACGGGCTACAGCTCTACTCGCTGCTGATGCGAGACCCGGTGGGGGCTCTCGCTACCAACGTCCTCCCAACCGCTGTACCGCAAGACATCTACCAGGATGTAGCAGACGCTACGGTTCGGCGGTTGAAGGAGGACGGCAGTGAGATGGCCCGCAAGTGGTTGGCCTTTGGGATCACAAGGAAGACCACCAAACGCAGCACGATGGTCGTTCCATATTCGGGGACGCTATGGGCTTGTCGGGACTATGTTCGAGAGTGGTTCATCGATGAGCTCAAGAAGCGTAAGCAAGAGAACCCATTCGGCTTCGAGGAAACATTCCGGCCTCCCCACTTCCTTGCCGACCTAGTGTGGCAGAGCATTGGAGATGTGGTGGGTGAAGCTCAGAAGGCTATGGACTGGTTCCGTGCGGTGGCGAGGGTGTGTATTGAGAACAACGTGCCGGTTCGTTGGACAACCCCGACCGGGTTCATGGTCAAGCAAGCCTACGAAACCTGGCAGAGCCAGAGCGTCAAGACCGTTATCGGTGATGTCATTCGGCAGCATAAGATTCGGTACGGCACAGGTAAGCTCTGTATGCGTAGGGCCTGTAATGGGTTTGCGCCCAACAAGATACATTCTGTAGATGGGGCTGTTATTACACTGACCTCACTAAAGAATGCGGCTCAAGGTATTACGTTTCAATCCACTATTCACGATGCAGTCATGGGCCTGGCCACAGACATGCCAGTGATCCGAGCCAACCTACTGGACTCAGTGATCGATATATTTAATGGCAACATAATGGAGGATTTCCTTAATGAGATTTCCCACTATCTGCCGAAGGAAGTTACATTGCCAGAGCCTCCACAGCGGGGGAATCTGGACATAGAACAAGTGCGTCAGAGTCAGTATTTCTACGCATGAATCAATCCACTAGTGCATGAAAGGAGACAAACATGCAAGCCAGAGGAATCGCAATCTACCCACACCTGAACGAACCGGACACGAAGTTCGACGACATCGGGGTGTACCAGCTTCAGCTCCGTTTGGGGCCGGAGGAAGGTCAGGAGTTGATCGACAAGATCGAGAACATCCGAGATCAGGCGTACAAGGACGAGTGCAAGAAGGCTAAGAAGCCGAAGCTCAAGAAGGCTGATCTGCCTTTCACTGAAGAGTACGACGACGACAGCAACCCCACCGGGAACTGGTTGTTCCGTATCAAACTGAAGGCACAGACGGGACGCGGCCTGGCCCAACGCCCAACCTTGGTGGACGCCAAGGCTCAGCCAATGACTGAGGCAATCGGGAGTGGCTCCGAAGTCAACGTGGACTTTGACCCCCGACCTTGGTTCGTCGCGGCTCTTGGAGTCGGTGTGACCCTCCGCCTTCGGGGCGTACAGGTTCTTGATCTCAAGGAGTACGGAGGTTCTTCCGTGTCTTTCCAGGCGATGGAAGGCTTCGAGTCCGCTTCAGCCAGCATGAGTACGAAGGCTCCTGAAGAGCACATCGACGACGACACCGATTGGATCTGATGCTCTCGATTCGTCTCAACCTTAACCCAGTGCCTGCCAGCCGCCCGCGTGTCTCCAAGTGGGGCACCTATTACGGCAAGCGGCACCAAGCCTTCCGCTCAGAAGCGTTGGCTCTCCTTGATGGTATGCGGGAGGGGGGACTTCTCCCCGACGCTCCTTTGAGCGGGAGGCTTAGGGTGTGGGTGGTGTTCTCGGTCAAGAAGCCGAAGACCACAAAGCTCATGACCCCACGGGGCGACATCGACAACTTCATGAAAATAACTCTCGACTGCTGCACCGGGTACATCTGGGAGGATGACCATCAGATCGAACGGATCTGTGCTTTCAAAGACTTTGCAGTGGGCGAGGGCTCAATAGACCTTGTAGTCGAGGAGATCGACAATGACAACGGCGACAAAGAAACAGACGCTCACCCAGCGGCAGACGATCCAATCTCACTTGGAGATAAGGGGTTCGATAACTGCGCAAGAGGCTTTGTTTTTATACCGAATCTTCCGCCTTGCAGCCCGAGTTGAAGAGCTGCGGCGAGACGGTATGGAAATCGAAACCGAGATGAAGACCGACTTGCTGGGGAAGCGGTATGCCTACTACACAATCTGATCAAGACAGCAACTTCGTGTCACACGAGCCTTGCCCAAGTTGCAAGAGCGGTGACAACCTGGCCCGGTACGATGATGGTCATGGCTACTGCTTCGGCTGTGGTCACTACGAGCACGCGAATGGTGAGGTGTCCACTGCGACACCGGCTCCTACTGAGTCGGGCCTTCTGCCTGTGGACTACCGGGCTCTTCAACAGCGACAGATCACAGAAGAGACTTGCCGAAAGTTTGGGTATGGGCTGTCGCAGCACCGAGGGCAGACAGTTCAGGTTGCCAACTATCACAACGATGATGGCCGCCTCATTGCCCAGAAGCTCCGCACCAGGACCAAGGACTTCAACATCGTTGGGAATGGACGCCACCTCAGCCTATGGGGGAAGAGACTATGGGGTGAGGGTGGCAAGCGGATCATCATTACTGAGGGGGAGCTGGATGCCATGTCGGTATCGCAAGCTCAGGGAAACCGCTGGCCCGTCGTCTCTGTGCCCTCCGGGGCCAAGGGTGCCGCCAAGGCTGTCCGCCGCAATCTTGAGTGGCTTGAGACTTACGAGCTTGTCGTCTTCATGTTTGACAACGACGAGCCAGGACAGGACGCAGCGGTTGAGTGTGCGATGCAGTTATCGCCAGGGAAGGCGGCGATAGCATCACTCCCCCTTAAGGATGCTAGTGAGATGCTGGTGGCGGGGAGGTCTAAGGAACTGATCTCCGCTATGTGGGAGGCTCAGCCTTACCGGCCTGATGGGGTTATCCCCGGCACCGAACTTTGGGATCGCATCATTGACGAGACCGAGGCGGAGTCCGTGGAGTGGCCCTGGGCTGGAGTGAACGCCAAGACCAAAGGCATCCGGCAGGGCGAGGTGGTCACACTTACTTCGGGGACCGGCCAGGGCAAGACCCTTGTCGGTGCTCATGTAAACCTGTGGCTGATCGAGAAGGGCTACACTGTGGGCCTCTTGGCCCTCGAAGAGAATCCAAAGCAGACGGCCCGCAATCTCATGGGCCTACATCTTCACTGCCCTCCACACCGTTGGGTAGAAGCGGGCATCACTGAAGAACAGAAGCGTGAAGCCTTTGAAGCCACGGTCGGAAGTGGCCGCGTCATTCTCTACGATCACTGGGGATCTGTTGGCTCCGACAATCTCCTGAGCCGTATCCGCTTCATGGCCCGAGGTATGGGCTGCACACATATCTTTCTGGATCACCTCAGCATTGTGGTGTCCGGGATTGGGGAGGGTGATGAGAGACGCCTCCTCGACAACACGATGACCAAGCTGAGATCGCTCGTCGAAGAGTTGCAGATTTCACTGATCATCGTCAGTCACCTCAAACGACCCGAAGGGAGAAGCCATGAAGAAGGTGGACAAGTCTCGCTGGCCCATTTGCGGGGCAGTGGCAGCATCGCTCAGCTGTCTGACATTTGCATTGGGCTGGAAAGGGACCAGCAAGACGCAGACTCCTCAGACACCACGACAATCCGTGTACTCAAAAACAGATACACTGGGGACACCGGGGTCTGCACCAGTCTTAAGTACGACCCCCGTACCGGACGCTTATCAGAATGGGACGGGACAGATGTATCTGATGTTCCCTTCTGAGTTGTGCGAAGCCATTCGCCAGGTTGAGAGCGGGGGACACCCCGACCCTGCGAATGCTTTGGGGGATGGGGGGCGTTCACTTGGACCCTTACAAATCTCGCGGGCGTGTTGGCAAGACGCCAAAGATCACGACCCGGCAATAGGTGGAACCTATGACGATTGCAGGAACCTCAAATATGCCAAACGAATCTTCTGGACATACCTGGACCGATGGGCTCCCGAAGGAAACTACGAAACCTTTGCACGTATCTGGAACGGAGGTCCGAAAGGTGCGAGCAAACCCAGCACAGACGCCTACTGGGTACGAGTCCAGAGGGCCTTGGACCTGGCAAGACATCACGGACTACATAACGGTAGCGTTGGGGAAACCCATCAGCCGTCAGCGCGTTCAGGCGATTGGGGAGAAGGCACTATTGAAACTTCAAGCAGAGTTGCAGAACGATCCGATCATTCTTGAGTGGATGGAAGGAGCGGGGCTTCGAGTTCCTAAAGACTAATGAAGCACAAGGTACTTGATCTCTTTGCGGGTATTGGTGGGTTCAGCCTGGGACTGGAACGGACGGACGGGTTCGAGACCGTCGCGTTCTGCGAGCAGGATGAGAAGGCTCAACTCGTACTTAAGAAACACTGGCCCGACGTTCCGATGTACGGGGACATAAGGACACTAACCGTTGAACGACTACAAGCAGATGGAATTGTTCCAACAGTCATCACGGGGGGATTTCCGTGTCAGGACATCAGCGGAGCGGGAAAGGGAGTCGGGATCATTGGCGAGCGTTCCAGCCTCTGGTCGGAGATGTTTCGACTCATCCGAGATGTACGGCCAGCGTGGGCAATTATTGAAAATGTATCAGCCCTTCGCTCTAAGGGGCTTACCCTGGTCTTACAAAATCTCTGCGAGATCGGGTATTGCGCTGAATGGCACTGTATACCCGCTAGTGCCGTTGGCGCGCCTCATCAAAGGGACCGGATCTGGATCGTGGCCTACCCCTTGCAGCAACACGAGACCGAACGAAGGGAACGTCCGAATGTTACGGGCCAAGGTGTTGAAGGGGGAGCTCTGTCGGCAGGAAGCCAGGGCGATGCTCAATGGGAAAGATCCCTTCGAGTCGCAGGGAACAGTTCCGGCGATGGTGTGGCCGACACCAACAGCGGGGAATCACAAGACGGGGGGGTATCTGTCGGAGTGGGGCGGCTCGTGGTCACGGAAGAGCATATCGCATTTGCCCAAGAAACTTCTCAATGGAAAACTCAACCCTCAATTCCCCGAGTGGTTGATGGGTTTCCCGGACGGGTGGACCGACTTAAGCAATTAGGTAACGCGGTTGTTCCACAAATACCTCAGGTACTGGGCTCTGCAATTTTATCGTATGAATCAATCCACTGAGGCAAGCATGGAACCGATTATATTTGACGGCATGGAGACGGCACTTGTGGGCTATGGCTCTCAATACCCTGGCCCTGTGATTGCGGTTTATTCTGGTAGTCAAATTATTGAAGCCTTAATGGATCAAAACATGGAAGCCGACGAAGCTTTGGAGTGGTTTTATCACAACATTAAGTGTCTGGGCTGTGGAGAGCAGACACCTTTAATTCTGGACGACCTATGACACCAACCATCTTTGATATCGAAACCACCGGCATAGATAACTTCCGCACCCTGGAAGGCTTGACCAAGATCCACTGCCTGGTAGTCCGGCAGGGGTCGAAGACGTCAGTGTGGACTGGTGATGAGATCGTCAAGGGTCTCAAGTTCCTACAGAACCAAGACCTGATTGTCGGTCACAACGCTATGGGATTCGACGTTCCTGCGATACAGAAGTTGTATCCGGGCTGGAAGCCGGGGGGCCTGGTCCGGGACACGGTGCTCATGGCTCGGTTGGCGTTCCCGAACCAGAAGGAGAAGGACTACCAGCTTGAGGATTTCCCACGCAACATGGTGGGGCACCACTCGCTGGCCGCATGGGGTCACCGGCTTGGAGAACACAAGGGCGACTACGATGGTGGGTGGGACGAGCTGACTGAGGAGATGCTGGTGTACTGCGTTCAGGACACCAAGGTCACCCAGATGCTTTACAACCTGCTGCAAGAGGAAGACCTGGCCCCAGAGGCCGTGGCCCTTGAGCACCAGTTCGCCCAGTGCATCCAGGAGCAGGAGCGGAATGGCTTCGGCTTTGATGTCACCAAGGCTGTTGAACTTTACGGAACACTATCCGAGAAGCGCAGCGTCCTCCGGGAGCAGTTGGTCAAGTCGTTCCCCCCGGCTATTGAGGTCATGAAGACCCCGGCTTATTGGGCAGCGGGCGGCGGCAAGTACCCTACCAAGAAGGCCGCGAAGGAAGCGGGCCACAAGGACGCGGAGATACGGAAGGGTCCACCGAAGGAGCGGGTTACACAGTTCAACCCGGACAGCCGCCAGCAGATCGCTCGGTGTCTGATCGACAAGTATGACTGGAAGCCTGAAGTCTTCACGCCAAACGGTCAGCCACAAGTAGACGAGTCGATTCTAAAGGCCATGCCTCACGAAGAGGCCAAGCTGCTTGTGGACTACCTGACCATTGCTAAGCGTATCGGTCAGTTGGCCGAGGGCAAGGAAGCGTGGCTCAAGTTGGAAGATAAGGGAAGGATCTACGGGCGGGTCAATACAGTGGGCACCGTGACTTCGAGGTGCAGTCACTCCAGGCCCAACGTCGCTCAGGTTCCTGCTGTCTATGCACCCTATGGCAAAGAGTGCCGTGGGCTCTTCACTGCTGGGGAGCGGAAGGTTCTCGTCGGGGTGGACGCTTCAGGCTTAGAGCTGCGATGCCTCGCTCACTACTTATCTCGATTCGATGGTGGCATCTACGCAGACATCATTGTCGGGGGCGACATCCACACTGCAAACCAGAAGGCGGCGGGGCTACAAACCCGTGATCAGGCCAAGACGTTTATCTACGCCTGGCTGTACGGAGCGGGTCCACAGAAGATCGGATCAATCGTGGGGGGTGGGGCCAAGGAAGGCCAACGGTTGATGGCGAGATTCCTGAGTAAGTTGCCAGCGTTGAAGCACCTGAAGTCCGCGATTGACGAGCGTGTGAAGTCCCGGGGGTTCCTCGTTGGACTGGATGGCCGTCACATCCCCATCCGCTCTCAGCATTCAGCCCTCAATGCGTTGTTACAATGCGCTGGGGCGGTGCTGATGAAGCAGGCCACGGTAGACGCCCGCCGTCTGCACAGGATGGCCAAGATCAATGTGCGGCAGGTCGCACACATTCACGATGAGATTCAATACGAAGTAGGAGAGAAGGTATCAAAGAAGGTTGGGGAGCTGACTGTGAAGGCTATCCAGGAGTCGGGGAAGCCCTTCAGCTTCAACTGCCCTCTGGATGGCGAGTACAAGATTGGACGGGACTGGTCGGAGACGCATTAATGAAAGGACTCATTTGCATCCTACCCACCGAAGAGGCGCATCAACCGAATACAAAGCCGCCGCCTACTTTGCTGAGCGTGGTTGGGAGGTCTTCTGGCCCCCAAGCGGCTCTAGCCCCTGCGACTTTATTATCAGCCGCCAGTCGGAAACCCAGAAAGTCCAAGTCAAGACCGCGACTATCTGGACCCGAAGCGGCTCCACGTACACTCGAGTCCGACTGGGCGGTAAGGTTCTCTACAAGCCTGGGGACTTTGATCTACTGGTTGCATGGGCACCCACCGATAGACTTTGGGTCATTCCGTTTGAGGCCCTCCCGGATAAGACCATGATTTATCTCGTCAAAGATGGCGGAGCCCACGCTAAGACTTATGGGTTTGATAAGTATGAGGTGACCGATGAGTAGTCTTGAGTTTGTGGCGACTACCGAGCTCCTTCGGGAAATCCAGACCCGAGTGGACAGTATGATTTTTCTGGCTGACATCAACAGAAGTGAGACCGAGGACTCCCTGTTGTTCGCTGATAAAGGCTCTCTGCATGTGTGCTTGGGCCTTGTGGAAACCGGCAGGCTTATGGTGCTTGCCAAAGTAGGAGAAGACGACAGTGACGACGCTGCTGATTGACGGGGACATCTTGCTATACCAAGTGTCCAGTGCTGTGGAAGAACCCATCCACTGGGGCAACGATTGGTGGTCTCTGACCGCCGATGCCAAGTTGGCCAAGCAGATGATTACGCAGGAGATCGAGACGCTTCAGGAGAACCTTGAAGCCGATGGTGTGCTTATCACCCTGTCGGATAGGGCCAACTGGAGGCATGAGATCCTGGCGACCTACAAGTCCAATCGAAAGGGCAAGCGGAAGCCGGTGATCTACGTTCCGCTCCGCGAGCACATCCGGGAGACGTATGAGACCGCCTGCTTCACAGACCTGGAGGCCGATGACGTCATGGGCATTCTCCAGAAAGAGAACACCATCATCGTCTCGGACGACAAGGATATGAAGACGATCCCCGGAGCCCTCTACCGACCAATGGCCGGGGAGATGCTGCACATCTCAGAGGAGGAGGCGGATCGAAACCACCTGATGCAAGCCCTGACTGGGGATGCGACCGATGGGTACTCGGGGTGCCCCAAGGTCGGCCCGGTGTCCGCCGAGAGGATCTTGGCAGAGGGCACTTGGGACGAGGTGGTGGGGGCCTACGCCAAGGCGGGCCTTAGCGAAGAGGTGGCACTGACCCAGGCCAGAGTCGCCCGCATCTTACGAACGACTGAATGGAACCCAATAACTGAAGAGGTGATCTTATGGAATCCAACATGAACCGCGAAGACTACTTCGCCTTCCACAAGCAGCTGTGCGATGCCGCCCGGCAGCTGTCGATGGCCAAGAACCACGACTACTCTGGGGGCGAAGACGGCTCCAACCCTTTCCAGAACTTCATGTTCGTGGAGGAGATGGGATTGGGAGTCACCACGGAGCAGGGCTTCATGGTCCGCCTGGCCGACAAGTTCAAACGGCTCTCTGGGTTCTGCAAGACGGGAACCTTCCAGGTGTCGGACGAAAGTTTCCAAGACACCTGTGCTGATGTCATCAATTACATCTGTCTGCTTGCCGCTTATGTGGGCTCTAAGCAGCAAAAAGAGGGGGAGTGACCCTTATGGAAGGCACAATGCCACCGATACCCAAGTCATTACTCGACGCTTTGGACGGGATGTTCCCCGATCAAACCCCTCGCCTAGAAGATACAGACCGCATGGTGTGGTTCCGTGCTGGGCAACGGGCCACCGTCGATTATCTCATCGAACAACATAAGAGGCAGAACGAGAGTGTTCTGGGAGCTGATTAATCATGTGTTTACCCCTATCTAAAAGCTCCGAGGTGTTCAAATCCGGGCCGCCAAATCAACGGATTTTAGATGGCACCCGAACAACACGACGGTCTGGCCCAGCAACACGCCCCGCCACAACAGGTTCAGCCCCCGACAATTACCGAAGCAATTCTGGTCAATCGAACCAATCGTCTTCAGTTCGTATTAAATCTAGCCGCAAACGATCAAAACCCGTCAATAAAGGCGGGGTGAGATATATGTAAGGGTATAACTATGTGCTTATTTTCGACACCTAAGGTATCCACACCTAAAG